GAACTCAGTCGCAGACTTCCATTTAGCCTTGTTTATACCCCATGTCTTGACTTTGTTATACCAAACACCTGTTCTTCTTTTAGGATTCCTTTCTGGTGGGGAACATTGATGTTTAGGTTTAACTTCAATGATATACTTTTTAAGAATACCATCTTTATTAAGGACTTTGATATAGAAATCAGGAAAATATCTATGATAACGACCATCCCACGGCGATACGTAGGGTATCACTACTTCCTCACTACCCCATTCTAAAATGGACTTAGTAGTGTCACAGTACTTCATCATCTTTAATTCCCATGATGAACGATAAACAATGTTTTTGACATCGCCTTTATACTTGATGGGATTTTTTGGTTTAAACTTTCCTTTATATGTCATAATCGTTATAAATACTTTAAACTATTCATAGGACTATTTAGACATGGCAATAGATGTTTTAAGCAGAATCGGTAAGTCAGCCGTTACAGGCGTATTAGGTAAAAATTTAAGGAGAGTTGCTGGTAACATAGGTAGTACTATTCGTGGAGATATAGGTGCTGATTCTTCTGAAGCTGCACCAATCAATCGTAGTAAACAATCAACAAAGATGTTGTCATTTCCATTAGATGTAGGTGCTGACCCTGGCATAGGTAATCATGGACATTATATTATGTTCTTTATTAATGAATCAACTAAGGCTAAATTAACATTTGGTGGGTCTGATGGTGCATTAAATAATCCAAAAGACAATGCAGCACAAAATGTAGCAAATGAAGCTACAAAAAGAAAACTAAAGGGTGTAACTAATCCTTTTGATACAAGTATAGGCGCATTTATAGCTAAAACCTTCCCAAATAAAGTATCAAGTCAACTAATAGATGGTTATACTGATAAGGCTGCTGGATATGGTATTGGAAGTAAATCAAAAATTAAAATAGAAAAAAAACATCAGATTAGGCGACAAGGTAAACAAACAGTTACATTTAATACCCCAGACACAAAAAGATTAGATACAGCAATATCTATGTATATGCCACCATCTGTAAAAACTAGTTATAAATCAAATTATACAGATACATCTGTGGGCGCATTTGCTAGTAATGCAATAGATGCTGCTAATGCTTTAACAGGACCAGGAGTAACTTCTGAAAAATTCAAAGAATCAATGACAGCTGCAATTAATCAGGGTGCTGAGTCATCAGTAAGAGCAGTGGCAAGAGAACTTGGTGGTGGAATATTAGAAAAAATGGAAATGGAAAAGGGTGAAATAGTTTCAGATAGAATGGAATTAGCATTTAAAGGGATAGACAAAAGAGAATTTCAATATGACTTTAAGATGATGCCTAGAAGTAAAGCAGAAGCTGATGAGATTGCAGAAATAATATTTGCATTTAAATTTCATATGTTACCAGAACTAGCTGGTAGTGGAGATGGTAGAAACTTAAAAGTACCAAGCACATTTGATATACAATATATGTATGTAAATCAAGAGAATAAGTATTTACATAAAATATCAACATGTTATTTAGAAGGTATGGATGTAACTTATGGTGGTACTAAGTATACAACATATGATGGTAATGCTGATGGAGCTCCACCTGTTGAAACAAATATATCATTAACATTTAAAGAGATAGAACTCATTACAAGAGAAAGAGCAGTAGAAGGATTCTAATATGTATTTTGCACAATTCCCAACAATACCATATGACTCTACAGGCACAGGCAAATCTAAAGATGTAAAAAACCTTTTGAGGCGTGTGGGATTAAGACAAAAAGTAAAAGTTAATACTATGTTTTTTGATACTTATGATGTGAAAAATGGTGAAACACCAGAGTCTATTGCATTTAAATTATATGATAATGCTGAATTACATTGGGTAGTTATGTTAGTAAATAATATTACAGATAGATTTCATGATTGGCCAATGACAGAAGCACAATTTTTAAATTTTATAAATGATAAGTATTCAAATCCAGATGCAGTACATCATTATGAAATAGAACAAGAGTCTGGTGATACATCTATTAAAATTAATATTGGTACAGACAATACAGACTATCCAACTGCAACTCTAATTACTAATTACGAACATGAACAAGAAGTACAGGACAACAAAAGAAAAATAAGATTACTAGACCCTAGTTTTCTAGATGACTTTGTTGATGAATTTAAACTACTAATAAAAGAGTCTAACATATAATGGCTGGAATGCAATTCGCAGGCGAATTTAATATACAAGACCTTAAATTATTTACATCCTCTGGTACTGTAATTGATTTATCTGCTATAACCATAGTTATGAATATTTACGAAGATATATTCTCACCATGTATAACTGGCACTATTGCTATTGTTGATACAAATGCTATTGTTATGAATGCACCAATCACAGGTCAAGATTATCTTTCTTTTAAAATAACAACGCCTGGATTAGAGAATCAAGCAATAGATTTTACTGAAACAGTAATGTCAATTTATAAAATTGATACTAGAATGTCTGTATCAATGGGTACAGAAGTTTTTACATTACATTTTTGTTCACCAGAAGGTTTAAGAGATAATCGTGTAAGAGTTTCAAAAAGCTATAAAGAAAGTATAGACAAAATTGTTAAAGATACATTAACTAGTCAATTTTATATTAATTCTAACAAAGATTTATTCATAGAACCTACTACTGGTGTAAGAAAAATAGTTGTACCAAATATGCATCCATTTAAATTAATTAATCAACTTAAAAGAGAAGCAGAATCAAAACAAAATGGTTCACCACATTATTTGTTTTTCGAAAATATAAATGGAATACATTTTAGAAGTTTAGATAGTTTATATGCACAACAAAATATTGGCACATTCCACTCTGGGGATATGGGAGATATAGATTTCAAAGAGGGTGGGCCAATGAATGTTGCATATGAATTACAAAGAGTGTTAGAGTATAAATTTAATTCAAACAATGATACACTTAAAAATATAGCAGGTGGTATGTTAGCATCAAGTATATTATCTCACGACATATACAATAAAAATTATAGTTATAATGATTTTAATTACATAAATGATTTTAAAAAGTACGATAGAGTGAATGGAAATGCTTTAACCTCTGCTCTCGGTGTTCAAGATAATTTTCCAATATATAATGAAGTTGCTCTAGATGAGTTTGATAATATGATTAGTGAATTTCCAGATTCTAGAATACATTTACATCCAACATCAACAGTAAATGGTGCAGATGCACAACACTATGAAGAAGATAATCTACGATTTGTACGTAAAAATAGTAGTACATCTTATAATAATCCATACACACCAAATGGAATACCTAATACATATCTATCAAGACAATCTAAATTTATGGAACTAAATGATGGAACAAGTATTACTATGGAAATTAATGGAACAACTACTGTATATGCAGGCTCTATGATAGAGTTTAATATGCCAATAAATGGTGCAGACCACAATGATGATAAAAAAGATAAATATTTTTCAGGAAGATACCTAATACAATCCACTAGACATATGTTCGACCTAAAAGAAAAGAAACATAAAATATTAATGAACTTAGTTAAGGATTCACTTAGCTCAGAATTACCAATTAACAAGGTAATAATAGAACCTAAAGGAAAAAAAGGTATTGTTATTAATGATTTTTATTCATAAAGGAGGGCAACTATAGTAAATTTACATCATGCTTAATTAATCAACAATTTGGAGTTTATCAATGACAAACAAATACAAAAACAAAATTAAGAACATGAAATTTTTGAGTCAAACACGAACAAGGATGATACCTGAAAAACTTGATATAAATAATAGTAAAGATAACTATAGAGAAAAGGAAACAGATGAAGAACTTCACAGATTTACAAGAAGGGTTATATGACCCAAATATATTTAAGGCATTTTTCTTAGCTGGAGGGCCAGGTAGTGGTAAGTCATATGTAGTGAAAAAGTCTACAGGTGGCACTGGTATGAAGATAGTCAACTCAGATGATATCTTTGAAAAATATCTAAAACAAGCAAAACTTGATTTTAAAATGACTGCAACACAGGGAAAGGCTAGAGATGAATTAAGAACTAAAGCAAAAGTAGTAACTGCCAAAAGAAAAGGAAACTACATTGAAGGTCGTTTAGGTTTAATCATTGATGGTACTGGTAAAGACTATAGTAAGATATCAACACAGGCAGCATCTCTAAAACAAATTGGTTATGATGTACATATGATATTTGTAAATACATCATTAGATATTGCCTTGGAAAACAATAAACTAAGAGATAGAACAGTACCAGAAAAAATTGTCATTAGCTCATGGAAAAGTGTGCAATCAAACATTGGTAAGTTTCAACAATTCTTTGGGCCTAAAAACTTTATCATTGTAGATAATAATGTGCCAGATACAACTGGTCGTTTATTTGACCATGTATTTTTAAAAGTAAAGAAACTTCTTACTAGGAAAGTAGATAATTGGATGGCAAAAGCTTGGATGGATAAAGAACTAAGACTTAAACAGAGATAAGTTATGGAAATACTAACAATCACATTAATCCTGATAGTAGGGTTTGTACTAGTCATGCACAATAACCCAGAATGGTGGTCATCACTTACTCATTGGTTTCATATCAGAACTTCTATGTTAAGACCTGAAATC